CGCGGCGCTCGACCGCTTTATCGAGGATGTCCAGGCCGGGAAACGCCCAATCCTTGTTCTCCAGGCTCCGCCGCAACATGGGAAGTCGGAGATTGTATCGCGCAGGCTGCCTGCCTATTTACTAGGTAGATTCCCCTCATGGCGCATCGGCGCTGCCAGCTATTCAGACGAGTTGGCGAACACAATGGCTCAGGATGTGCGCCGTGGACTGGCCTCCCCTGAGCACCAGCGGCTCTTTCCTGCGCCCGCCGCCAAGGACAGGTACTCAATTAGCCGGATTGGGGAGTTCACGGCCCCAGGCGGTACAGGCAGCTATCTGTCGGTCGGCGTGGGATCGGGCTTAACGGGACGCCCGCTCGATATTGGCATCATAGACGATCCAACCAAGGACGCGGCGGCGGCGCTGAGTGAGACGGTCAAAGAGGGGCAATGGTCCTGGTATCAAAGCGTCTTCACGACGCGCCTCAGTGAGCAATCCGGGCAGGTCGTCATGGCGACCTCATGGGCGCAAGACGATCTTGTGGGCCGCATCCTGGAGCAATATCGCGGCAATCCGCGGCTGACGCATCTGCGCTTCCCGGCCATCAATTCGCCTGAGGAAACCGGCTATGACCCATTACTGCCAGCCGGGGCGCTCTGCCCCGAACTCCGAACACTAGACTTCCTGCTTGAGCAAAAGGCGCTATCGTCCGATTACTGGTGGGCCGCCCTTTATCAGCAGAATCCGCAACCGCTCGGCGGCAACGTCTTCAAGCATGAGGGTTTGCACTTCTATGCCCCGAAAGATCGCCCGCAAAAGTTCGATAAAGTGATCTGTTCCTGGGACTGCACGTTCAAGGACACCGATGGCACAGACTTTGTTGTGGGGCAAGCATGGGGGAAGCTGGGCGCGAACGCTTACCTGCTTGACCAGATGCGGGCGCGGATGAGCTTTAGCGAGACGGTCAAGAACGTCATTGAACTGCGCCACCGCTGGCCCCAAACAACTGAAATTCTGATTGAAGATAAGGCCAACGGGCCGGCAGTGATCGATGTTCTCAAAGCTCAAGTCCCTGGCCTTATCGCAATCGAGCCGGACGGATCGAAGCTGGCCCGCGCCCATGCGGTGACGTGGGTGTGGGAAGCAGGAAACGTGCTGATTCCCTATGAGCAACTTGTGCCCTGGGTTCGGGGATACATCACCGAGATTACGATGTTCCCGGCGGCGGCGCATGATGACCAGGTAGATGCAATGACGCAGGCGCTCCGGCGGCTATATCCGCTGTTTGGGCAACTGAAAATATCGCAAGCGGCAATCGACAAAGCACTGGGGAGATTATGAGACCACGACGCAGCGAAGAGGAATTGCTGACGGAGCCAGAGCCGGTGATGTACTCAAAGAGTAGACTGGCCTTGGTGGACAGTGTTCGGAGCAGCTTTCCGAACTGGCATGGAGCGCAGCCGTTCGACTATCGGGCCGGATGGACACGGATGGGCGATTTCTTCGCCGAGGGGTACTTTCTCCGTGAAGAGATGCGCGAACTGGTGCATAATCGTTTTGGAGTCAACATCCCATGAAGAAAGCAAGCAGCACGTCGTCAGGCATTCGCGCCGCGATTATCCGGGCAATGGAAGACGCTCCCCGGACTCACTTCTCCATTCAAGCTCCCCGCATCCCCAAAGGCGTGGTTCCCGAAGGCCAACGGGCGCAAGTGGCAATGGATTCTGCAAGCTACGAGTGCGCGCGGATGGCTTTAGATGCAGGCCCGCAGGAGTTCGGATCGCAGCTTTATGCCTACAGTAATATCGAAGGCTTTCCCGGCTATCCGTACTTGATGCTCTTGGCGTTGCGCTCGGAATATCGTAACATGGCCGGCGCTCTGGCGACGGAACTGACGCGCAAATGGATCACTTTCAACAGCACCGACACAGATGATGAGGGAACCAAGAAGAAGATCACCGAAATAGAGCAGGCGTTCACGCGGCTCGGTGTGCAGCAGATCATTCGCAAGGCCGCAGAGCACGATGCTTTTTACGGAACAGGGCAAATCCTCGTCAACATCAAAGGCGCGGATTTGAAGACGCCGCTTATTCTTGACCCGCGCACTATCAAGAAAGACAGCCTTGAAGGATTCAAGAACGTTGATCCGATCTGGACAACGCCTCTGATGTACAACTCGCTTACGCCGGCCAGCCCGAATTTCTACAAGCCGTCAAGCTGGTGGGTGATGGGCGAGCACTGGGACGCGACGCGGCTGCTTATTGTGATTACGCGCGAGGTGCCGGACATCTTCAAGCCCGCATTCAACTTCTCCGGCCTCAGCCTATCTCAGCTTGCGGAACCTTATGTCAACAATTGGCTGCGTACCCGACAAAGCGTTTCAGACCTCATCAACAATTTTTCCATCGTGATCCTCAAGACGGCAATGGACCAAGTGCTTACCGGCGGCGACGATGGTACAAACCTGTTCGCGCGCATCAAGCTCTTTACGGCCTGCCGGAGCAACAAGGGCGTGATGGCGCTCGATAAGGACCGCGAGGAACTGGAGCAGATCGCAGTTCCGCTAGGCGGTCTGCACGAGCTACAAGCCCAAGCTCAGGAGCAGATGTGTGCGGTCAGCCGTATGCCTGCAACCGTTCTGACCGGCATATCGCCCTCCGGGTTCGGCAACGTCGCCGAGGGCGAGATTCGCATCTGGTACGACTGGGTTCATGCGCAGCAGGAAGCGTTCTACAGGACGCCGATTGAAACCATGCTCAAGATTGTTCAGATTTCGATGTACGGGGAGATCGATCCAGACATCACGTTTGAGTTCAATCCGCTGTACGAAATGACCGAAGAGCAGGAATCGGCAATCCGGGTCAACGATAGCATCCGGGCCGGGAACCTGATCGACCGGGGCGTGATCGATGCACAGGAAGAGCGCGAGCGTCTGGCCCGCGATCCTGAGAGCGGATACCAAGGGATCGACATTGAGCGGGAGATTGCGCCTCCAGACGAAGCAGAGGAGAGCGCGAATCTTGGAAGAGCTACTGATTCGGCGTTGGGGTACGATGCTGATTTCGTAGAGGGCGAGCATCCGCGCGCACCCGATGGAAGGTTTGGAGACAAGCCGGGGGAGCACTCTGCAAAAGAGTCAAAAGGAAAATCTGACCATCTCGTGAGCTATGGCAGCAAACAGCAGTGGCCGGAACATATCAAGTCTCTAAAGTTGCCGCCTGCTTGGACAGATGTCAAGGTTTCAAACGATTCGCAATCTGACTTGCTGGCTATTGGCAAAGATGCAAAGGGAAGACCGCAATACGTGTATTCGCAGAAATTCCAAGACTCGCAATCAGCGAAGAAATTTGCTCGTATTCAGGCTCTCGAAAAGGATCGATCATTGATCGAAAGCCAGTTGCAGGAAAAAGAGCGGTCAAGCAATGCAAATGAGCGTGACCACGCCGATTGTGCGCGACTTATCTTGGAGATGGGTGTGAGACCAGGGAGCGATTCTGATACAAAAGCAAAGGAAAAAGGATACGGAGCAACGACATTAGAAGGGCGTCATGTCGTGGTTGAGGATGGCAAGACGCGCCTTGTCTTTGTTGGCAAAGATGGCGTACATCTTGATTTACCTGTCACCGATAAACGTCTGGCTGCCAACTTGGCAAATCGAGCTAAAGAGGCAGGTGAAACAGGCCGTTTGTTTGGCAAAGTGCGCGATAATACGCTCCTTGATTTCGTGCATCACCTCGATCATGGCAGCTATAAAACAAAAGACTTCCGCACGTATCTTGCGAATGAGATTGCTGCAAAAGAAGTGGAATCTTTGGCGGCTCCAAAAACAGAGAAAGATTACAAGCGTTTAGTGCGCGAAGTTGCTGTAAGGGTTTCGCGCAAACTCGGCAACACTCCAACGATAGCGCTACAAAGCTACATCAACCCCGTAGTCTTCGGAGAATGGAGGAACGCTTATGCTGCCTGATGTGTTTTTTGGCGAAGTGAAAGAATCAAACGATGATTGGCGAGATGAGGATCAGGATATTGGCCCTGATGATGACGAGGAACTCGCAGAAACGCCGCGCGATGTGGTTGCCCTACTCGGCTTCGATCCGCTGGAGGGAGCATGAGTCAACCACCTATTTTGTACCGGGAACCAAGAAAGTTAACACTGCTTGAATTGGTGGACATCCACCTGCTTGTTAAGGCCAGCAATCCCATGTTGTGTCCGCAGCCCAAGGTCGAGCCATGCAAACCGGAAAAGGAGCAGACCGGATGACGGAATGGCGGGAAGTCCTCGATGGCGTTATTGCAGCCGATGATCGCATCAAAGCTGCGCAGAAAGAGCGAGAGCAAATCAACGCCCTTGCAAATCGAATACAGAAAAACATATCTCCTGAAAAGCGGAGGAGAAAAGGGAAACTCATCAAGTTAATCCGTCAATGGCATCATCCGAACATCGGATTTCACTACGACAGATCGCTGATTAGATTTTGCATACTTCAAAGGTGGCTGGAAGATGTTGCAAAAAGCTAAGGCCATCCGCGCGATCTGGCCCAACGCGGCCACGCGCCAGCGTTACCAGCGGCGCATGGTTGCGCTTATCCGCGAGATGGCTGCGAGCGTTGAGTATTGGCTGGAGGCCCAGCGCAAGGCCGAGCCGCCGATCCTGGCCTCGGATGCGTCCCCGGCAAAGCAGATGCAGTTCGAGTTTGAGAAGCTCTCGAAACGCTGGCAGAGCCGTTTCGATGATATGGCTCCGAAGGTGGCCGAATCGTTCCTCAAGAATCAATTCAAGGGTACGGATTCCGCGATGCGGCAGGCATTACGAGACGCGGGCTGGTCCATCGAGTTCAAGTTGACCGCCGCCATGCGGGATGCGTTCCAAGCGAAGTTGGCTGAAAACGTGGGGTTAATCAAGTCGATACCCTCTCAATATCTGCAAGAGGTTGAGGGAATCGTGATGCGGAACTATGCCGCTGGGCGCGATTTGAAGTCGATGGCGGCGGAGATTCGCGGGCGCTACAAGGTGGCGGCGAATCGCGCCGTGCTGATTGCGCGCGACCAGAGCAACAAGGCGAACGCAGTTGTGCAGGCAGCACGACAGGCGGAACTCGGCATTGTCGAGGGCGTCTGGCTTCATAGTCATGCTGGCAAGACGCCGCGCCCGACGCACGTCGCCATGAATGGCAAGAGGTATCTAATCAGTAAAGGCATGTGGGATTCGGCGGTCAAGAAGTGGATTCTTCCGGGGGAGTTGATCGGTTGCCGTTGCGCGGGGCGGTCTGTGCTGCCCTGGACGCCCGTTGCCCCGCCCGCCACTTCCGCAAGTATGCGCTCTGGCAAATAGGGCAGCGTTGGCGTCCATCCTTGCCGATCTTCATTTTGTGACCACGACGG